TCCAGCATCGCCCGTAGCGCCGCCTCGCGGATATGCGGGCGTTGGTGTTTAAGACGGGGGCACCGACATGAGCTGGGGCGGCTACGACAATTTGAACATGCCCGGCGAAATCTGGAAAGAGGTCGCGGGATACGAAGGGCTTTACGAGGTGAGCAACCTTGGGCGTGTTAGGTCAACTAAGAGGATTCTTATTGATAAAATCGGGCGCGCGCGTCGCTACCGATCAAAAATACTCTCAGGAGGAGTGAGCGATAAGGGCTATTGGGCTATTATGCTCTGCAAGGATGCTGCCCAGAAAATGACGCTGATCGCACGTCTTGTCGCAGAAGCGTTTATTCCAAATCCTGACGGCAAGGCCGAAGTTAATCATAAGGACGGAAATAAGAATGACAATTCGGTAAGCAATCTTGAGTGGATGACGCATCAAGAAAACTCAGTTCATCGCCATGCCGTTCTAAGGAAAAATATTGGAGAAAAGAACTATGGTGCCAAGATGACCAATGAAATCGTAATTCAAATGAGGAGTATGCGCGAGGAAACTGGATACGCATACCGAATCATTGCAGAGAAATTTGGCCTTAACCAAAACACGATCTATCGCGCCATTACGAAGCGCCACTGGAAGCATATATAATGGCTAAAAAGATTTTCTTTTCCGACGATTTCCAACCGCGCTTCGGTCTGCCCTACGTCGCGCCCGCCACGCCCGAGGTCATAGCCAAGATGCCGGACGCGCAGCTCAGGGGATACCTTGAGCGCAGGCAGATGATCGACGCTGAATCAGCAAAGAACCCGGTTGGCTGGGGATGGACGCTGCCGGTCTGGGAGCAAGTGTTTGACCAATGGAAAAATTACAACGTTCACGTTGTCCTTGGGGGTAATCAATGCGTCCGCGCAGACACTATGATTTATGACCCGGTGCTTGGCGTGAGCCGCCGCATAGACTCCATCGTTGGCGACCACTACGTTCACGCTTGGGACGGAAACAGGGTGGTGGTCGCTAGGGCGGAACAGCCGTTTGCAAAGCCGGCCGGTGAGATGCTGCGAATCAGTCTAGGGACAGGCGCATCGTTCGTAGCTGCGCTTGAGCATCGTGTTCTCGGCGCAGACGGGCAGTGGCTTTACGTTTCTCAACTGCGGCTAGGATCGCGGCTTTTCCTCGTGCCGACCACTCAGGACACTTGCCCTTCAGGTCAAACGCCAAGTGCTCTGCGTTTGTCTGAAAAAGCATCAGATTCTCAAGAGCATTGTTCGACGTATTCCCGTCAATATGATGCACAACTTCATTCTCAGTCAGGTAGCGCCCCAGCTTTTTCTCCATCAACAGACGATGCTCCCAAACGTATTTCTGTTTTGGGTAGTAGGCTCCGTTGGCCTTCTCGGCGCGGCGCGCATTCAGAGCGATGCACGAAGGATGGTCAGGGCACGCAACTTTTATGTAGCCATGCTTCACTCGCACCCGGCCTCCTGTCCACTTGGGATGGCCTTCGCCAGCGCGCGGACCGGTTCTTTGGCACTCTATTCCATTCTTCCTGCAAACCTTGTAAATCAGCTTCGCCGTTATCCGAGGGTCTAGCTGCTTCGCAAGCCGATCAGCAATTATCTGCTGGGTGTCACCGCTCGCAATCCATTCGCGAATCAGTTCAACCGGGTAATCAATCGCATTGTGTTTTGGCATACGTTACTGACATTGCCTCGGAGGGAATCAATGTCAAGTGGGACCTAACGGTTCCCGCCTATGGCAATTATGTAGTGGATGGAGTAATACACCACAACAGTTCCAAGACGATGCTCGGAGCGCGCATGTCCGTTTGGGCCGCGTGCGAAATCCCCGAGGCTGAGGTCTACAATTTTCACATCAGCGAAAAGCGGTCGATTGATGACCAGCAGAGATTCATCTACGAAAACCTTCCTGATTGGCTCAAGAACATGCCTACGAAAAAAGGCATCGCGCACAGCTTGCAATACACGCAGAAGAACGGCTTCACTGACGGTATTGCGATTATGCCTCCAGTTAAAGGATACAGGCGCGGCGGCTCAATTAAGTTCTATAATTATCAACAGTTCATCGCCAACGACCAGATTATTGAGGGAATTAAGGCTCATTTTTTGTGGGCTGACGAAAAGATTCCATTCGATTTGTTTGAAACGATCCGCATGGGACGACTTGGAACTTACCATGGGAGAATGCTTCTCAGTTACACGGTAGTTGACGGATGGAACTCCACAATTGAGAAAATTTTGGCCCGCACCAAGACGCTTAAAACTCGCTACTGCGATCACCCAAAGATCATGGCAAACCTGCCAATCATGCAAGAAAGTTTGTCGGTTGGCTCTTGTTGTATCCACTACGCGTGGACAGGCGACAACCCCTTCGCCGATTATCGCGAGTTTATGCGGCTCTACGGCAACGAAAGCAAAGAAGTGATCCTCGCCCGCGCCTTCGGCGTCCCCACGAAGTCAACGACGAGTGCGTTCCCGCTGTTCAGCAAGGAATACGTGGCGGACGGCGGCAACGTGGTGAAGCACGAAGATTTGCCGTGGTTGAAGCCGCGGAAGAACGCGAAGGGTCAGGACGTGCCGTATCCGGTTACGTTTTACATGGCGCTGGACCCGGCAGGGTCTAAAGCGTGGTTCATGGTCTGGGTTGCGATTGACGCAGCCGGAACATGGTGGGTGTATCGTGAGTCGCCCGAGAACGAGGAATGGGCGCTGCCAGGTAACAAGCCCGGTCCGGCGACTACGCCGCGCATCCACGGCATCAAAGCCTACGTGGAGCACATCACGACGGCAGAGAGCGGCCCGGAGAAGGACAGCAACATTTACGAGCGAATCATTGACCCTCGCATGGGTGCGGCGGAGCGTCAGTCGCAGGACGGGGCCACCACGATCATTTCGGAATTGGACGACGCCGGCCTCACGTTCATCCCCGCGCCGGCCGCATCGTCCGAAGCCAACAAGGGCGAAATTGAGGACGGTATCCAACTTATCAATAACCTGCTCGCCTACAAGACGGACCAGCCGATTGACGCGCTGAACCGGCCTAAACTATACGTGAGCGACCGCTGCCAGAACTTGATCTACGCGTTGCAGGAATACACGGGCAAGCTGGGCGCGACGGAGGCTACGAAGGACGCAATCGACGGGCTGCGCTACCTGCGCAAAGCCAACTGCGAGTTCGTGCCCTACGTGAAGGACAACGGTAGCCGGACGGGCGTTTACTGAAATATTTAGATTCTCGCTTGACGGGTTGGCGGGAACGTGATTGGGTCGGGGCATGGAGACAAAAACTAAGCTCAAGGCCCGCAGGATGTGGGCCGATCCGCAGCTCTATAACCGCGATGCTATTCTTTTCAGCTACAAGGATCGCTTGCCTGACGATATTCCCGTCGCGGTGATTCCGCTGGATGATGTCACCGCTCTGATCACCAAGGCTGGGGACGCGTTCTCGGCCAGCTACGACGGCCATCTCTGCCAATCCGACATCGTAGCAATGCTCACCGCCATCGGCGTGCTGCCCAAGCAGCGGAAAGGACGGAAATGAGCGCACCAATCACCGAGGCGCACCGGGCGCTTGCTGAACGCATTATCTGTTCAGGTGAGTCGATAAACAAATGGGCCGAAGACACCGCCCAGCTCATCGCCGACAGCGAGGCGAGCGCCGTAGTCGCAGACAGCCAAGGCGCGCGGCGACAGTTGCTAATCGTTAAGCATGAACGCGACCAACTCCGCGCCGAGGTGGAGCGGTTGAAAGCATTATCAAGCAATCAGTCGTCTGCACTAGAATGGGCTAAAGACGAACTCGCCCAAGAGAAGGCTGCCCACGCCGGAACCCACATGCTGCTGGACGCCCGAGAGGACGAACTCGCCAAAGAGCGGGCGCGGCTGCTCCAACTGCGCGCCGACGTGCAGTTCGTAATCGACCACGCCGGCAAGGTTCACGAGACCGAACTAGGCAACATCCGATGCTCGGAATTGTGGATGGCCGAACAACTCGGCTGCGCGCTGGATGTAACGGAGCCGGCCCCATGAATCCGCCGCCAGAACTTTCTTCTGCCCAAATTGACGAGTTTCTGAAGAAGCTCTACCAAGTGAACCCCGATAAAAAACAGCGGGAACTTACAGTTCATTTCTATGGCAGTGACGCTAGTTTCGCGCGCTTCAAACGCAGCATAGCCAAGCTCAAACCCAAGCACTGCCCCATGTGCGAAGCCCATGGAGCCGGTCAATGCAGGGAATGCAATCCATGAACCCCTGCCCACGCTGCAATTTCCAGCCGATCTGGCACTACTGCCGCAGCGTGAGCCAAGCGAAGAAAGATTTACACTTTGCGTTTGTCGGCTGCACGCACGCCGCGGATGTCGTTGGTGCGCGGTTCGTGCCTATCCCCGATAGCGAGCGCGATGCCTACGAAACGCGCTGGGCCAAGGCGCAGCGTGCCAACCATAGCCCAACCCACTTTGCTCCATAACCAATAAATACCCATGATCTCAGCCCTACATTACAACGACCAGTCCACCGCCAGCCGTATGCTAGACCTCGTAGCCCGCCATTGCCCGCGCCTGATGCGCCAAGGCGGCGGCGCTCTCAGTAAAGAAGAACTTCACGACAAGGATGCCAACAAAGGCGGTCCGCGCATCAGCGCCGAGACCCGCGCCCGCATCTTGACCATTGCCCGCCAGGGCAAGCTTTCGCCGACGCAGATCGCGCGTGAGTGCGGCACGACGCAATCCACGGTCCGCAGCCTGTTGGTCCGCGAGGACGTGCCGATTGTCGTTGATGGGCGCGTGGCGCGATACGGGAATAAGTAGGGCGCTGCTCTAGCATTACAGTTGCATCTTGCCAACGCCCCGCCCCGTGCTAGGCGTTGCGCTATGAGCAGCTTTTCTGGCACGACCCTAGCCAACGGGCAAAATTCAGACGCCGGCCTTCAACTTGCGCCCGAGGGCAACGACGGGCCTGACCACGCGCTTCTTAGCAAGACGTTCAACACGACCATTGCCGACCTTCAAGGGTTTACGGATCAGTGCACCGAAAACTACAACACGCGCTACGCCCTATGGTCTGGCCAGAGCGCGGATGGTAAAAAACACGCCCGCGAGGGGGCCAAGATTGACCCTACGCCGTGGGACGGCGCATCCGACCTTCAGGTTTTCCTCACCGACGAGGCCATCATTTCCAAGGTGGCGATGCTGTCTATGGCGTTCCGCCGCGCTGGCATCAGTGCAACGCCGGTCGAAGGTAACGACATCAAACGCGCAAAGACGGTCTCCAATTTCATGCGGTGGCTGGTGCAGACGCAGATCCCCGGAGTTGGCCGCGAAGTAAAGCTGCTGGCCAATTACATTCAGGAAATGGGCGTCGGCGCGATGGGCGTATTCTGGGAAGAGACGCAGGAAAAGATTTTGCAGAACGTCACGCTAGAGCAGCTTCAGACGCAGTTTCCGACGCTAGACATGCAGGCGCTCATGTTCAGCGATGACCTGCTGGATGACGCCGTGGCGATCTTCACCGAAATCTACGGATGCACCGCCAGCAAGGCAAAGAAGATGGTCAAAGAGCTGCGCACCAAGCAGGAGACGACCGTGCCGACCTTGGGCCGCAAAAAGAGCTTTCCCGTCCTGCGCGCGTTCAATCTCAACCAGAACCTTTTCATCCCGAACTACACCACGGACGCCGAGAAGGCATCGGCCATGTTCAGGGTTGAGTATTACACCGCCGAGCAGCTTCGCGGCTTCGTCAATACGGCCGGCTGGGATGACGCTTGGGTTGAGGCCGCAATCAAGACTTGCAAGGGCACGCAGATCACGCAGACGCAGAACGAATACAACCAGCCGATTTCGCGCTCGTTCATGTATCAGCAGGAGAATTTCACCGACCTGATCGGCGTCGTTTACGCCTACCAGCGGCTTTCGGACGAGGACGGCTACACGGGCCTCTACCTTACGATTTTCAACCCCAAGCTGCCCCCCGATGGCGAACATGACGGCTACGCCAAGTTCGGCCTGCTGGGCTACGCCGATGGCGCTTACCCGTTCGTCATTTTCCGTCGCGAGCATCTGTCCCGCAAGCTGCACGACACCCGCGGCATTCCCGAG